ATTCTGATGCACCCACGACGCCTTGCTTTCATCTTGGCTGCTGTTGATGGTCAGAACCGACCACTTGCTGTGCCTGTGCCGAACTTCAACGGTCAGCCAGCATTTGCTTCGGGCAACGGCGCACCTGTGTATGGCAACTCGGGCTACACCATTCTTGGTTTGCCTGTCATCACAGATGCGAATGTCATCACAACAAATGGTGCAGGTTCAAACGAAGATGTCATCATTCTCGGCAACACCCAAGAAGCCCACTTGTGGGAACAGGGTGCAGGCGAACCGATGATGCTTCGCTTTGAGCAACCAAAAGCAGCCGAACTTGATCTCACAATGATCGTTTACGGTTACAGTGCGTTCACCGCAAATCGTTACCCAAATGCTTTCGCTCTTGTTGGCGGAACTGGATTGGTAACACCAACCTTCTAAGGTTGTTGAAACTGAATTGTTGTAAGGTTGCTGGTATCCTTCGGGGTATCAGCAACCTTCAACTATTTATGGGGTCTTTATGAGCAAAATGATTGACGCACTTCTCGCAGAGCGAGCAGGCTATGAACGCAGAGGTTTGAAAGATCGTGTGAAAGCGGTTGATACTGCGTTGCGTGAACTTGGTTTTGATAACAAATATATGCCTGAAGTTGAGGTTGCTTCGGTTGAGCCTGAGGTTGAAAAGGCTGTGTCAAAGCGTGGCAAGAAAAAGAAAGTTTAACTAATGGCAATCGTTAATGGTTACTGCACTTTGGCAGAATTGAAATCGGCTCTCAGAATTACTGACAGCACCGATGACGCACTTTTAGAGAACGCTATTGAGTCTGCTTCTCGGCGCATTGATGGTTACTGTGGCAGGTTCTTTTATAAGACTTCACAGACTGCTGTGCCGATGTATCCATACAACGAATATCTTTTAGACTTCGGCAGAGATGTAGCGAACACGAGTGTAACAATCAAGATTGATTCAACTGGTAACGGAACTTATGCTACGACTTTGACGCAAGGCGTGGACTATGTGTTACAGCCAAGAAATGTGCCGATCTACACACGCCCATATGAATCTGCTCGTATGGTCGGTGGCGCAACATTCCCTTTATATGTAACGCCGTCTTTTGAGACTGTTCAAGTTACGGCTCAATGGGGTTGGGAAAGTATCCCTGACGATGTGAATCAAGCGTGTATCTTGCTTTCTATGCGTCAGTTTGCTCGGCTTAATGCTGCGCTTGGCGTGGTCGGTTTCGCTGATATGGCGATCACTGTTCGGGCTGTTGATCCTGATGTGCGTGATTTGTTGTCGCAGTATCGCCGTTTCGGTATCGCCTGATGCCTGCTACCGTTTCTCAGGTCGCTGCTGGGCTTGCTACACGCCTCGCAACTATCTCTGGGCTTCGTAGCACCGCTTATCAGCCTGAGCAACTGAACCCACCTTTAGCGTTCCCTACTTTGAATCGTATTGAGTATCACAGGGCTTTTGCTGGTGGTGATGTGGTTATGGATTGGACTGTCAATGTCGTAGTCGGCAGATATGTTGATCGTAATTCGTTTGCGATTCTTGACGATTATCTTTCATATTCAGGTGCGAAAAGTGTTCGTGCAGCGATTGAAGGCGATAAGACGCTTGGTGGCGTTTGTCAAACTTTGGTGCTACCATCGGGTGCGAACATTACGAGTTTAAGTTCTGCTGACGCAGAGTTTTTACAGATACAGTTCCAAGTAACAGTTCACGGATAGGACAACAAATGGCAAACTACAAAGTGATGACAGACAAGTGTGCGTTAGGGAAACAAGGTGCAACTATTTCTGGTGATGATCTTGAAGGTTTTAACCTTGATGCTCTGCTTGACGGTGGACATTTGGCTGAAGTTAATGTTAAAGTTTCTAAACAAGAACCAAAAGAAAGCGATAAATAGTTATGGCATCATTAGTTTTGACAGACGCAACAATCACTGTGAACGCAGTTGTATTAAGCGATAGAGCCAATTCAGTTACTTTGAATTATGAGGTGGACAGCGTTGAAGTAACAGCGTTCGGTTCGGTCGGGCACAAGTTTGTTGGTGGGTTGCAAAACAATTCTTGCGACATTGAATTTATGCAAGACTTCGCAGCAACAGAAACCGAAGCAACGATCTATCCTCTTGTTGGCACGACTACAACTGTAGTTATCACGCCTGCATCGGGGAGTATCAGTTCAACAAACCCTTCATACACTTTGACGGGGTGCTTCCTCGCAAGCCACACACCTGTGGCAGCAGCCGTTGGTGAATTGGCAATGACAAGTCTTAGTTTTACTGGTGGAGTTTTAACAAAATCAACTGGTTCTTGATCTAAACAAATAAACTAGAAGGAGATCACAATGAAAATTGCGTTAAAAGTTGAATATCTAGACGGCACGATTGAGCCTGTTGAAGCAGTGTTCGCTGACTTCGTTGGCTTTGAACGCACTTGGCAAAGAAGCGTGGTTCGCCTAGAAACAGAAATGCGTTTGACGGATCTTGCTTGGCTTGCTTGGTCTGCTCTCACACACAGACAGAAAACGAAACTGAAGTTTGACCCTGATTGGATTGCGACAGTCGCACAAGTTACACCAGCAGATGACGGTGATTCCCCAAAAGAATAAAGTTTGGTGACGATTCAGCGCATTGGCTGATCGCTCACCTAGCACACGAATATCATATTGCGCCATCTTTGTTGCTTGCTGAAAGCGAAGAAATGCTTGAAACAATGTTGGCGTATCAACGATGGCTTGTTAAACAAGCGAATCGTAAGCGCAGATAGTTGTATGATGTGCGCCTATGGCAAGCGAAATCAAGTTCTATGGTGTGAATGAGACACTGTTCTATCTCAAAAACTATGAGAAAGAATTGTTTGATCAATTCAAGAAAAAACTACAAGATAAGGCTGAACCACTGACTCAACTTGTTGCTAGTCGCTTCTCATCTCAACCACCATTATCAAATTGGCACACTTCAGGTGGTCGTGTCGGTATAGCCAGATTGCCAGCATATAAACCTTCTAAAAGTTCAGTGAAAGCAATTTCAGGCGGTTTTCAAAGAAAGACCGCCAAAGGTGAATATGCAATTTTGCGTATTCAACAAAATGATGGTGGCGCACAAGTTTATGATTCTGCAGGTTCACGATTATCAGGCAAACTTGGTGCAGGTTCTACACGAGGTGAAAGATTTGTAGCGAACTTAGATAAAAAACAAGCATCAGTCAGATCAGTTGGTGGTGGCACATATCGTTCTCGTATTATGTTCGGCGCAGTAAAGAATAATCAGCATATGATTGAAGAAGCAGTGTTGAAAGTTGTTAAAGAAGTTGATGGTTACACCACTAAACGAATTAACGACCCACGATCTAAATAAAGGTAAGCAATGGCTGTTGGCATAAATATCATTTCAGATTTTGATACTAAGGGTATTAGCAAAGCCATATCCGAGTTCTCAAAATTAGAATCAGCAAGTGAGAAAGCGCAGTTCGCATTAAAGAAAGCAGCGTTGCCAGCAGCAGCAGCGTTGGCTGGTATTGCTACAGCAGCAGGGTTTGCTGTTAAAGCAGCGATTGAAGATCAAGCAGAACAAGCCAAACTTGCACAAGTTTTGAAGCAAGTTACAGGTGCAACGAAAACACAAGTTGCTGAAGTTGAAAAACAGATTAGTTCATTTATGAAGGTCAGCACTTTTACAGATGGTGAATTACGACCTGCGTTAGCGAATCTTGTGCAAGGCACTAAAGATGTTGCTGAATCACAAAAACTTTTGGCTTTGGCTATGGATATTTCTGTGGCTACTGGAACGCCTTTACTTGCTGTTACCGATGCGCTAGCGAAGGCTGAAAACGGAAATTTAATGGCGTTGAAAAAACTTACGCCAGCCGTTACAGAAAACATTAAAGAAGGTGCGTCATTAGATCAGATTTATCAACAACTGACAGCAACTTTTGGTGGTGCCGCCCTTGATGCAACCAAGACTACTGCTGGACAATTTGCTTTATTAAAAAATAGTGCTAATGAATTGAAAGAAAGTTTTGGGGCAACTTTGCTGCCAGTTGTAAATCTTTTAATTCCTGTTCTTCAAAACTTAGTCGGGGTAGTAGAAAATAATCAGTTTATTTTTGGTGTTTTTGCTGCTGCCGTATCAGTTTTGTCAGGTGCGATCTTGCTAGCGAATGGTTATTTGAAACTTAATGCTGCTTATCAATCGTTAATGAAAATTGAAACTGTGAAAAATATGTTGGCGACACAAGCAGCGACAGCGATACAAACAGGTTTTGCTACTGCGACAGGTTTAGCAGTTAAAGGTTTAGGTTTCTTGGCTGCTGCACTTATAGCGCAAACTGCTTGGAATAGTTTTAGTGGAAAAGCACGAAAAGCAGAAGAAAACTTGAATCAGTTGATCGTTACTACTTCAAATTTCGGTAAACAAGGCGGAACAACCACAGAAGATATTGTCAAAGATTTTAATGATATGGCTGTCAATATTGCTTCAGCAGTTGATTTTACAGGGGCGTTATTGGGTAAGCGTTTAGGTAAGGAGTTCACTTTACTTGCTGATGGTGCAGAAATAGATATTGAGCATTTAGATCAAGCATTTAGTGATGTTGCAGCGAAGTCGCCTGAGTATGCGCAAAAGATTGTTGATGCTTTACGAGCGCAGGCAACAGCGACACCAACAAATCTTAGGGCTTACAAAGATTTAACTGATGCTGCGAACCGATATCAGAAACAACTTGATCTTACTGCTAATGCTCAAAATGCTTTGAATGGTGCTGTATTAGGTTTGTCGTTTTCTAAAACAAGTGCAGGTTTCAGATCAGCAAGCGCACACAGTCTAGAGTTCACAGCAAGAATGAAGGGTGCTGCAAATATGCAAGACTTCTTCAATAAACAAGCATCTACTGGTGGTGCAACAATTGAAACTGCTGCACAAAAACTGAGCAAATATATTGATGCGCTTCAAGGTGTCACATCTGCACAGCGCTCAGTTCGTGACGCAACTAAAGGCATTGATAATGCAACTAGGTCATATCGTGAAGCGATTGCTGCGACTGCTAAAGCGCAAGAAAACTTTAACAAAATAAGTAAGGGTTTTGCTTCTAATAGTAAAGAAGTTCTTGCACAAACTAGAGAGGTAGCTGATGCTCAACGCAGTTTGGTTAAAGCGAATATTGCTGCTGCTGACAGCGTTCAGGCAATCAAAGATGCTGAAGAAGCCTTACAAAAATTGCGTGAAAAAGTAGATCCGTTTGATATTGAATCTGGCGAAATAAAATTAGAAAAAGCAAAGTTTGATGTTGAAGAAGCAAACTTTGCTGTTCTTAATGCCGAGAAAGAACTTGCTGATTTAAGAAAAGACCCAGAAGCATCACCGCAAGCAATCCGAGAAGCCGAAATCAGATTGGCTGAATCAAAGTTCGCTGTTCGTGACGCAATTAAATCTGTTAAAGATGCAGAAAAAGAATTAGTGAAACTTCGCACAGATACTCCGACACTTAAAGAAATTGCTGATGCTGAACGGGCTGTTGCTAATGCAAAATTGGCTGCCGAAGATGCTGCTATTGCTCAAGCCGATGCTCAAACTAAAGTTAATAAAGAACAACAAAAACTTAATGAACTTGTTAATGGCGCAACTATTGGAAGTGATGCTTATACAGAAGCGTTGAAAGAATTGCGTGATGCCGAACAAGCAGAAAAAGACGCAGCCGAATCACGAGTTATTGCTTATGAGCGTTTGGCTGATGCGACTAGAGATTTAGCAAGAGCAGAAAAAGAGCGCCGTGATGCTGCTAAAGGTGTTTCTGCGAAAGATCGTGCAACAGCAGAAGCAGATCAGGTTGTTGTCGTGCCTGATATATCTAGTGGTGGCGGTGGTGGTTTTGATTTTGGTTTCGGTGTAGTTACGCCTGATGATCTTGCGAACATTCGTGTTCCTTCGCTTGAAGAATTGTTGGGTGGCGGTATCGGCGTGTTCGCTAATGGTGGTGTTGTTACTAAAGCGATGCTCGGTCTTGTCGGTGAAGCAGGCGCAGAGGCGATCATTCCTCTTGACCGTTTAGGTTCTATGGGTAGCACTTACAACATTCAAGTTACGGCTGGTATGGGTGCTGACGGTAAAGATATCGGCACACAGATCGTGAACGCTTTGAAGCGTTACGAGCGAACGAACGGTGCTTTGCCTTTGACGGTGGCATAAATGGCTACCACTCTCGCATCAGGCGAGCAGATTACTGTTCTCGCTGAAGTGGGTTTCATCACTAACTTCTTTGTGCTTGACGATGCCGAAGCAGGCGTTTTAGATAACACTGAGTTTGTTCTTGACGGCAATCTTGAAGGCGTGGACATTACCGAATACTGTCAAGAAGTTTCTATTA